TTCTATTAAAAACAAACCAGCTACTAATAAATTACAAATAGTGGCAATAGATGGAACTGTAGAAATTGATAATATAGGAAACTATAATACTTCAACTGGAGTTGTAAATATAATTGGATTTAATCCAACATCATTTGAAGGAAGTGCTGTGAATATATTAGTAACTCCTGCAAATCAAAATACTATAAGACCTTTAAGAAATTATGTATTAAATATCGATACAGTTAATTCGACAGCTTTAGCTGTTTTAGATTATCAAAACACAGTGGTAAATATATAAATGGCAATTAATTATCATAGTAAAAGAAGATTAAAATCTTTTCAAAATAGAAAAGTTAGAGAAGCTTTACCAGAATTTTATACATCTGAATTTCCAACTTTAGTAACTTTTTTAGAAAAATATTACGACTTTTTAGATTCTGCAGATAATGTACACTCTTTTGGAAATGATGCTCGTCAATTCTTTGCTACTAAAGATATTAGAGAAATGCCTAGTAATTTATTAAATAATTTAGTAGCGGAATTCGCTGGAGGACTACAATCTGGTGAGAATTTTTCTGATACTAGATATGCTTTAACACGACTTGCTGAGTTGTCTAAACTAAAAGGAAGCAGGTTTTCATTAGAAGAATTTTTTAGATTATTTTTTCAACAAGAAGCGGTTGTTGAGTACGGTAAAGAATCTATGTTTGTTATAGGTAATTCTTCTAGTGTAATTGGTAACGATTCACTCAAATTTATTCAAAATAATGAGTTATATCAAACATTTGGATTATTAATTAAATCTACATTAGGCGTAGAGAAATGGAGAGAATTATATAAAAAGTTTGTTCATCCATCAGGTTTTTATTTTGCAGGACAAGTTACGTCTGACACCGAAGCATCTATTTCTCCCTTTGCTCCTATTGTAATACTAGACGAATCTGCTGATCCTGTGTATATATCTGAAGCTATTACTACGATGCAAACTCCATTTACACAATTGACATTATTACTTCAAGGTGACGGATTTAGATCAGATTTAAATCAATTAGTAAGTACATATCAAGATCTTACACCAGCACAATTAAATACTAAATACCATTCATTTAAACAACTTATAACACCAAACTCATTTACTTTAGATGATTCTAATATTCGTGATAGCGCTGGAACTGCTTCACCTGATTTCTCATTAACACTAGAAACAATGGATAACGAAATATTTACTAGACAATTATCTGACTCGGCTTTCTAGTATAAATAACACTATTACTTAGGATATAACATGACTAAACAAAATATTAATACAGGTTCTTCGGCAAATGATGGTACGGGTGATACTCTTCGTGCTGCAGCAATTAAAGTAAATGCAAACTTTCAAGAAATATATACGCAACTGGGTGGTGATACACTAAGTGCATTAGTTGGATTAAAAGATTCAGCAGGTACCGGTGTGGTTATTTTTGAAGGAAGTAGCGTAGATTCTCATGAAACTAAATTGATTGCGACAAATGCTACTGCTGATAGAACTATACAAATACCCAATGCTACTGGTATTATAGTTCTTAAAGATACAACTGATACACTGACAAACAAAACTTTAACAACTCCAACAATAGCATCTATAACAAACGGTGGTACAGTTACAATTCCATCTGGAGCAGATACTTTAGTTGCTAGAACTTCAACAGACACTTTAACAAATAAAACATTAACAACTCCAACATTAAATTCGCCAAAAATTGGAACTTTAATAAATGATACCAATGGAAATGAAATTATTAAATTTACCGCAACCGCAAGTGCATTAAACGAATTTACAATTGCAAACGGTGCATCTGGAGCTGGACCTACATTATCTGCAACAGGTGGTGGAGCTGATTTAAATATAAGTTTAACACCAAAAGGTAAAGGCTCTGTGACTATAAGCAAAGCTGCATTTAGCTCTGATGAATTTGATTCTAATGGTCATAATGGAGGTCAAGCTGATTCGTCTTCTTCATTAGTAATATGTAATAGTGGAACAGCATTGGCAGTTGGATTAGGACCTGGAACAACAGTAGGTGAATTTAAAATCTTTACAAATAAAGGATCCGGTTTAGCTACTATAACACCTGCGCCATTTGCAAATGGAGCATCATTTAGTTTAACAACTAATCATGCTACTCAATGTATTTGGGATGGAGCTAAATGGTTTATGTTAAACGGTGCAGATTCATCAGATAATGGTATAAGTATAACTTAAGGAATAAGACATGACAGCGATTATTACAGATATTTTCAAAAAACAATTAGTACAAAATGTTTTTGATGAAGTTACAGCTACTGCTGTAGAACATAGATATTATATCGGAATAGGAAAATCTGAGGAATGGGATAGTTCTGAAACAGTGCCAGCTCCTACAGATACGCCTCGAACTATAAGAAATTTAAGAGCAGGATTGCAATCTATAAAATCTGCAAGCGATGTGTCATATACAATTCCTAGATATAATTGGTCTTCTGGTGCGATATACGAAGGATATAACGATGATGTTTCTAGCATACCAACTAATACTTATTATGTATTAACTGAAGATAATCAAGTTTATATATGTTTACAACAAGGTAAATCATCGATCGGCGCAGTTCAAACATCAACCGTAAAGCCTTTTGGAACACTTTCCAAAGCATTTAAAACTGCTGATGGATATGTTTGGAAATTTTTATATACACTAAGCGCAGCAAGATCTAGTAAATTTTTATCTTCTAATTTTTTACCTATAGAAAAAGTATTAGATTCTGCTAATGCTAATACCTGGAACGCTGGAACATTAACAACTTTAGAAACACAACAAGCAGTAATACAAGATGCTGCTGTTCCAGGACAAATTTTAGGTATCGAAATCACTTCAAACGGATCTGGGTATAGCTCAAGTGTACCAAGTATAACTATTAACGGTAATGGAGTTGCAGCTTCAGCAACAGCATTTGTAAATGGTGGACAAGTTGTTAAAATTGAATTAGATTCTAGTACTGATAGCGGAATGACTATGGGACGAGGATATGATTTTGCATCTATAGTTTTTGGTGCTGGTAATGCTACTGCTCGACCAATTATAGGTCCTAAAAACGGAATAGGGTTTGATCCAAGAGATGAATTAAAATCCACATCATTAATGTTTAATACTAAACCATCAGGAATTGAAGATAGTAATTTTATTGTAGGACAAGATTTTAGACAAGTAACACTAATAAGAAATCCAAAACAACATACAGATTCAGCAATACCTGGATCAATATCCAATTATACTACTTCATCTGGCAAAGTTTTAAAATATTTACAATTACAAGCTACTGCACATGCTTCTTTTCTAGATACAATAATAACAGGTGGTGTATCTGCAGCAAAAGCACACGCTGATCAAGTTAGTGGTGATAGAATATACTTTCATCAATCTGAATTGACTGGTTTTAAGCCATTTGCAGAAGGTGAAGCAATATCTGGAGGAGGACAATCAGGAACTTTAATTGCAGTTGGTGGTGATGTTGATTCTGACGCTTTTACTACAGATGATGTTGATAATGTATCGGGACAAATATTATATATAGAAAATAGAGCGCCAATAACTAGGTCTGCTGATCAAACTGAAGACATAAAAGTTGTGATAACACTTTAAGGAATACAAAATATGGCTACAACACTTACTCAAACCGTCTTTAATAGTACTTATAAAGATGATTTTACTGATACCGCAGGATACCATAAAATCCTATTTAATTCAGGAAAAGCTTTACAAGCTCGTGAGTTAACTCAGCTTCAAACGATATTGCAAAATCAAATACTAAGATTTGGTAATAATATCTTTAAAGAAGGTGCTGTAGTTAAACCAGGTGGAGCAAATATAAACCCACGATACGAATTTATTAAATTAAATACCGCAGCCAATACTCTTCCAACTGATACTACAGCATTAGTAGGAACTACTTTTACAGGTCAAACTTCAGGAATTAAAGTTAAAGTATTACAAGTTATCGTTGGAGTTGATTCAGATCCAGCTACATTATATGTTCAGTATAACGGTCAAACTGGGAATTTATCTGGCACTATAACAACTAGAATGTCTGCTGGTGAAGATATTAATAATGGATCAATAACTTTAACAGTTCAATCAACAAATACTACAGTAAATCCTGCGACTGGTGTTGGTATTTTAGCTACATTAGCTTCTGGTATATATTACGCTAGAGGGCACTTTGTATTTACTGAAGATCAATCAACAATAATTTCAAAGTATACTGATAGCAAAACAACAAATATAGGATTTAAAACTGTTGAGGATATAGTTTCAGCAATTGATGACACTAGTCTTTTTGACAATCAAGGTGCTGCTCCTAACTTAAGCGCGCCTGGCGCTGATAGATACAGAATTACATTAACAATTATTGAAGAATCTGATGTTAATTCCGATGAAAACTTTATCCATGTAGCTACTATTAAAAACGGACAAATTTTTAATGCAATATCAATAAATGATTCTTACAATATTCCAGCAGATATTATAGCTAAAAGAATATATGAAAACTCAGGTGACTATATAGTAAAACCATTTAGTGTAAAATTTGAACTAGATTCCGCAAATACTCATTTAAATTTAGCAATAAGTCCTGGTACTGCAGTGGTTGATGGATACAGAGCAGCTACTACAGCTCCAACAACCTTAAGAATTACTAAACCGTCTTCTACTATAGAAGTAGAGAATGAGGCAACTCCAATAGATTATGGAAATGCAATAGTTGTTAACCCTGATAGTGCTGGTGCAAATGATGGCCTTCCCGATTTAATTGGAGTTGGTAGTACGCCGTATCCTTTATTAAATCTTAGAGATGGTTTCAATTATGCAGGTTCTACTATCGGAACAGCTAGAGTAAAAGCTATAAACCATTATAATAGTAAATTGAAATATCATTTATTTGACGTACAAATGAACTCTGGCACAGCATTTCGAAATGTTAAAAGTATTGGTACAAGTGTAACAGAGTATGCTAATCCTGAATTAGAAAATGGAAAAGCTGTTATAAAAGATCCGTTTAATAATACTTCTTTATTTCCCGTAACTTATCCTAGACCTAAAGCTATTACTGATATATCATTTACAGTTCAGCGTAGATTTACTGTAACTGCAAACGGTTCAGGTGTTGCAGATATAAGTGTATCTGCGAATGGAGAAACATTTACTAATACTAGTGACTGGATTATTGGCAGTGATAGTAGTGTAATATATCCAAGCGCATTATCTACTACTCCAACAAATACTCTTTCCGGATCTCCAGAAACTGCTTCTAGTATATCTGGTCTTCCTGCTAGTGGAGCTGTCGAAATTCTAGCATACGTTAATAAAACTGCACCAACTATTAAAACCAAAATACTACAAACTAATACTGAAATTTTAGCTGGAGGCACATCTATAACTTTAAGTAAAGCTGATATTTTTGACATAGTTGAAGTTCTTCAAGCTAGTGATTCTGATACTGTTCGAACTAGCCTTTTTAATTTAGATAATGGTCAACGTGATAATCATTATGCGCTTGGTAAAATTAATTTAAAGCCCGGGCTTTCTGCAGTTGATAGTTGCCATGTAACATATCGATATTTTACTCATGAAGTCTCTGGAGACTTTTTCGCAGTTAATTCATACAGTGGACAAGTCGATTATGATAAAATTCCATCTTATAGATTCTCTAATGGTAATACTGTAAATCTTAGAAATTATTTGGATTTTAGATCAGTTATGGATGTTTCTAGTACATTTGCAACTTCTGGTAGTGGTGCTCGAGCAATTGAACTTCCTCAGCCTGGAACATTAGTTACTAGTGATAACGAATATTATTTAGGACAAGGCGGAAAATTAGTTGTTGATAAAGAAAGTGTTATTAGATTTATTGCAGGTATTCCAGGCTTTACTCCTTCAATTCCAACTAAACCAGATCAAACTTTAGGCTTATATGATATAATTATGAGGCCAAATACTGATAATGATTCTGATGTCTTTATTCAAAAGATTGAACATAGACGTTTTACAATGAAAGATATTAGTACACTAGAAAAAAGGTTAAGTAATCTTGAAGATGTTACAGCATTGAGCTTATTAGAAGTTGATACTAAATATTTACAAACACTAGATTCTTCAGGTAACGATAGAACAAAATCCGGATTTTTTGTTGATAATTTTGCAGATCATACATTTACTGATGCTAGAAGATTTGCTGCAGGATACCGAGCTTCAATAGATCCAGTTAATCAAATGATGAGACCAGCTTTCTTTGAAGATAATATAAGAATGCTTTATCATGATTCTGGATCTACTAATACTATACGTAAAGGTGATAATGTATATCTCGACTATGACGAAGAACCGTATATTAATCAAAACCTAGCTACAAAATTTGTTTATCTTAATCCTTTTGCTGTAATTATTTATGAAGGACTAGTTACATTATCTCCTGCTTCAGACGAATGGAGAGATGTTGATAGACTTCCAGATAAAATTATTCAAGGCGGAAGTCGACTTGCAACTAATAATGCAAACAATTGGAATAATTGGTCATGGAGTTGGGGTGGAATTCCAGTA